GAATGAACATATTTTATTTTGATGAATGTCCAACTATATCAGCAGAAGCACAGCCTGATAAGATGCTGGTGAAGATGCCACTTGAAACAGCACAGATGTTATGCACAGCACACAGGTTGTTAGATGGTGACGAGTATGCAGATGCTAATGGGTTATACAAACAAGCATACATGAACCACCCATGTACTAAATGGGCTAGAGAATCTAGCTCTAACTACTCATGGTTATATCGCCACTTCCTTGCACTAGGACTTGAGTATGAGTATAGGTACGGTAGGAAACATGCAAGTGTTGTTAAGTTAGAAGAACCACTGAGCAAGATGCCAGATAATATTACACATACAAGTATGACACCACTAGCACAGGCTATGCCTGAGGAGTATAAGAATGAGGATGCTATCATTGCTTATCGTGATTACTGCATTAACGAAAAACACTATGCCAAATGGGAACGCAATAGAGCTAAGCCTATATGGTGGACAACACAGGAAGCTGTTTAAACATTTTGAAATTAAGTATTGACAAGAGTTTCTATTCATGTTATAATGTCACCTTATGTATTTAAAAGAAAGAGAACAGTACGATACAGAGATTCTAACTCGTGATGAGTACAGAAGATTTGGTGAGTACCTAACTGTAAACAACCTAAACGTTGGGCACGTTGTTGAAAAGTTAGACGATACATTCAAGGTAACATTATCTAGTACACCTCTTACCTTTTGGGAGGAGATACTAGCTGAGATTAGAACTCTTGATTAAGCATACTAAGGGACAGCCCTCAAATGTAACTTCCTTTAGTCCTTGGTATTCAACAGAAGTTGAGCAAGTTTTCGGTGCTTTGTGCAATAAGAACCGACTCCGTTTAAACACATTAATAAATAAATTAAAATAATACTTTACTTTATGATTATAGTATGTTATAATGCACAAACTTAATACAACAAAGGAGGAAACTTATGTATGAGTATATAGAAGGTAGGTCAATGTGGGCTAAGGTTAGCACACCTAACGCAAACTTTGGTGACCCTAAGTATGAGATCACAGTCTTAACAGACCAAGAAACAGCCGATAGGTTGGAAGGTCTTGGACTATCTCAAGTGAAAGATAGAGCTGGTAATAATAAATTTGAAGAACCTGCATTTGCTTTTAGAAGAAAAGTAGAATCAGGTGGTCGAGTTAATCCTGCTCCATTGTTAGTAGATGCTGACGGTAATAAACTTGATGTATCAGTTGGTAATGGTTCTGAAGTTAAGGTTAAGTTCAAACCTTATTCAAGTAAGTACGGAACATTTGCTGAGTTAATAGCTGTTAAAGTTAATAAGTTAGTAGAGTATTCTGAACCTGATGCAGATAACGAGGAGTTTTAATTATGATTATTACTATTAACAATGACGATGGTAACACATCGTTTGATGTAAACAACATCAGCGATGATACTGTAAAGCAAGAAGCTACTGTTATCGTACAGAAAGTAGGTAACTTACAAGTTATCATAGAAGCTTTAGACTTTGCAAGTCGTACACATCGAGCTAACTTAGAAGAGTTGCTCAAAGATAGAGACGAAGCAATCGTTGAAACAGAACGTGCCAGAAATGATAAAGGGCAGTTCGTTGGCGATGACCCTGAGACTATTGAGGATGAATCAAAAGTAGCTAGTAAGTCAGATAAATAATAACCGTTAGTGAGGGCTAATATGGAAAACAAAACTTGGGATAAGTTACATCAACCGTGTCCACTTTGCAATAGCAGTGATGCATGTTCTATCAACGCAGATGGTTCAGCAAAGTGTTTCAGTTGTGGAGAATTTATGCCTAACTATAATAATTCATGTGAAGGAAAAGATATGGTACAACAAACAACAACAAATCAAACAGCGTTTAAACAACCTGATAATATAGATGCAGGAGTTTTCTCTACACTAACTGATAGACGTATCTCTCAAGATACTGCTAAGAAGTTTGGTGTTAAGGTAGTCCATGATCTACAAGGTAAGGTTATTAAGCACATGTATCCATATTACAATGGACATGAAATCTCTGCTACAAAAATAAGAAGTGTTGATAAAAAAGATTTCTTTGTTAATGGTTCGTATAATGAGACAGGATTGTTTGGTCAGCAGTTGTTTAAGGGTGGCAAGTATGTCACCGTGACCGAAGGGGAGTGTGATGCTATGGCAGCCTATGAACTACTAGGTAGTAAGTGGGCTGTGGTATCCATCAAGCGTGGTGCACAGGGAGCAGTCAAAGATATTAAAGAAAGCTTGGAGTTCTTTGATGACTTTGAAAACGTGATCGTTGCTTTTGATAATGATAAAGCAGGAAAGGATGCATCTGTAAAGGTTGCAAGACTGTTTAAACCCGGCAAGGCTAGGATACTCACACTTCCCAATGGGTTCAAAGACCCTAACGACATGCTACGTGAGAACAGACATAAAGATTTTGTCGAAGCGTGGTGGGCTAGTAAAGTGTATACACCATCAGGTGTTATTAATGTTACAGAGCAACGTGAGAAGTTTCACAATCGTGAGAAGAAACAAAGCATACCTTATCCTTATGAAGGACTCAACAAAAAGCTGTATGGCTTAAGACAGGGTGAGCTTGTAACTCTTACAGGTGGAACAGGACTTGGTAAGTCTAGTGTAACCAGAGAGATAGAGCATTGGCTTGTGAAACAAACACAGGACAACGTAGGTATTATAGCATTAGAAGAAGATTGGAGACGTACCATTGACGGTATACTTTCTATTGAAGCTAACGCTAGGTTATACATTGATCAAGAACGTGAGAAGTTTTCTAAAGAAGAACTTGATAAGATGTTTGACATCTTGTACGATGGTGAAAATAAGAACAGAGTATGGGTTCACTCACACTTTGGTACTAACGACATTGATGATATCTTTACCAAGCTACGCTTTATGATTATAGGTTGCGACTGTAAGTGGGTGGTAGTAGACCACTTGCACATGTTAGTAAGTGCAGTACATGAAGGTGATGAGAGACGAGCCATTGATACTATTATGACTAGACTTAGAAGTTTAGTTGAAGAGACAGGTGCAGGGATTATTCTTGTGTCTCATCTTAGACGTGTCGATGGAAACAAAGGACATGAGAATGGAATTGAAGTAAGTCTCTCTCACCTACGTGGCTCAAATAGTATTGGTCAACTATCAGATTGTGTGATTGCATTGGAACGTAACCAACAATCAGATGACCCTGATGAGGCTAGAACTACAAGACTACGTGTACTTAAATCAAGATACACAGGTGATGTAGGTATGGCAGCTAGAGTTATTTATGATGCAGATACAGCGAGATTAACAGAGCTA